GGGGGAGGGCTCGCGCCGCGGTCGGGACGCGACGGAGGGGCCGTCGTAGGAACGGCCCCTCCCCCGGTCGGTCGGCTGCGGTCGGTGCTTAGCGCGTGCGCTGCTGTGCGTCGTCGAGGTCCGACTAGGTCGACGTGCGCGACGTCCCGTACAGCCCCGAGGCCAGCCGGTCCCGCAGCCACGTCTCATGGCTGCGCTTCACGAGGAGCACGACGTACCGGCGGTTGATCCCGACGTAGACGCCGTGGGCCTCACCATTCTGAGCGAGGCAGACGCCGCGCTCGTGCAGCGTCGCCACCCCGTCGTAGTAGTTGGGCGACGGTTCGTCGGCGCCGAACACGAGCAGGTGGATCGGGTCGGTGCCGTGGACGGGCACGGCTTCGGGCTCGCCCGGGCACTCGGGGTCGTGGTCCTGATCGGGCAGCGAGCCGCAGCCACGGCAGTAGTCGGTCCACCCGCTATAGGTGTTCACGTTGCGCTGGGTCATCGGTAGCTCCTAACGGGTCGCGTCCACGCTTCGATGTGGGCGGCGGTCGGGTCTCTCAAGATGCGCTTCCGGTCGAGGGCGGTCACGTTGGTGTGGTGGATCACCTGGCAGTCGCGCCGGGTGATGACGAGGAACGTGCCCGGCCGGTCGCGGCTCGGGCAGTCGGCGGTGACCTCCGCGTCAAGCATGACGCCGCACCATCACCAGCAGGACGCCGCCGAGCACAAGCGCCATCGCAATGACAGCGTTGCGGGTCGCCTCACCTCCGGTCGCCGGTAGCGCCATCGGGCGCTCCACCGTCGTCGCTACCGGAGGCTGCGTCGTCGCGACGGTCGGCGGGGCGGGTAGCTCCGGCGCCGTCGTCGGGACCGTGGTCGGCGCCGTCGTCTCGGGCACGTCCGGCGGCACCGTGACCACCGCGGGCGCCGTCGTCGGGACCGTGGTCGGTGGGGTCGTGGTCGGCGTCGCGTTGCAGCTCTCGCTCGTGCGCGTCGGCAGCGTGTAGGGGTAGTCCTTCCGGTCGAGCGTCTGCCCGGCCTCGTCCTTCCAGGTGAACGTCACCGTGTAGGTCGCGCCGTTCGCCCGCTCGTTGAACGACCGGGACTCGTGGCCGGGCACGTACACCTGCTGATCGGTCGTGGTCTGCACCAGCGCCGTCGTGTCCTCCTTGTTGGCCACGGTCACTCGGGCGACGGCGTACAGGGTCGCGCCGTCGTTGGTCGGGATGCAGGCGGGTTCGCTCACCGACACGGCGCCAGTCCAGGCGATGGCCGGACCGGCGAAGGCGATGAGGCCGACGGCCGCTACGGAAGCGGCGGCGGCGATGCGGATGGGATGCGTCATTGGAGTTGTCCTCTCGCTGGGGTTACTAGAGCTAGACGGCGGTCGACGGCGGGTATGACGCCCGCAGCGCGGCACCACGCACAGATGCCATCGCCGTCCACGTCGTCGCCGGGGGTGTACCGGTTCCCGTCGACGCCGTGCAGGAGCATCGCGCAGGAGCAGCACCGCTTCGGCTGGGGGTTGCAGAGCGGGCAGCTCATCCGGCCACCTCGCACGGTGCGTCGACCCACGGGCCGTACGTCCGGGTGCGGAGCGCCAGCCTGGCCGCCTCCGCCGCCGTGTAGCGGAACGTCAGGGCCGGGTCGAGGCGGCCGAGCTGGTAGTAGAACGCCTGCGGCAGATCGAAGTCATGGTCGATGACCGTGACGACTTCGATCGGCTGGGAGCCGGGCATGGGGAACTGGACGAGGGCCGTCCGTTCGCACCAGGCGTGCCAGAAACGGCGGCCGCCGTTCTCCGGTCCTCGGCCGATCGGGCAGCCGTGGACCAGCGTCAGGGTGTCGTCCGCGAGCTGCAGGCCGAACGCCACCTGGAAGCAGTCGCCGCTCACGACTTCCCCCTGATCCGGCGGGCGGCCTCGTACAGCAGGGCCTCGCGCTGCGCCCGACCGAACGTGGTCGGCTGCTCGGCCATCGTGAACAGCCGATGGGCCAGGGCCTCGTCGGTCAGGGCGATGGCGACCATCCGCTCAGCGCGGACGGTGGCCTCGTAGGTCTGACGGTCGATGCTCATGAGACACCGACCTTCCAGGTACGCGGCGTGGCCGTGCCCTTGACGTGCTTCCAGGCGGCGAGCCCGACCCGGTCAGCCGACCGGCGCTCGATCCCCTTCAAGCACACCCGGCAGATCGGCACCGTCACCGCGGTGCTCATACCCCGACCGTTGTCCACGGTCGGCCTTGCGAAGTGCTGCTGCATCGTTCCTGGCTCCTCCTCGTGGTGCGGACCATCCGTACCGTGCCCGGCCCCATCGCACGGGGCCATCGCGCTGCGGACGCTCAGTCCTCCTCGGGTTGCGGGTTGCGGAGGCCGACCCTGTGGGCCAGCCGGAGGCCGAGGGTGCCGCAGCACCCCAGGCCGGTCAGGGCGGCGAAGTAGGCGAGCGCCATCATCGTGCCGCCGCCAGTAGCTCGGACGTGTGCTCCAACCGGATCGAGTTGGAGTGAGGGAACTGCTTGCGGGCGACGGGCCACGCAACCGAGGCGGTAGGAGCCTCGACCACGACCGGCTCGTCGTAGCCCTCGGCGTAGGCGGTGAACGTCATCGGACCGCCTCCAGCGTGTCGGCCGACGTGTCGGCGTCGTTGCAGCCGCAGCCGAACGACCACCAGGAGATCGGAGCGCCGGTGAAACCAGGGCCGGAACCGAACCCGGTGACGACCTGCCAGCCGTGCTCGTCGCATTGCCCGACCGGGACCAGCATCATCGCCTCGACCACGGCGACTGCCACCTCCTCATCATCGAACCACGGGTCCGACCATCCCATGTCCTCGTGCAGCTCGTTCATCGTGACTCCTCTCGTGGTTGCGGACCACCCGCACCGTGCGACCCCCGAACCGAAGCCCGGGGATCGAGGCGCTACGGATGCGCCTACTTCGTCGCCGCGACCTTCTTCGCGGCGGGCTTCGTCGCCGCCTTCTTGGCCGGAGCCTTCGCCGTGCCGTTCGCCTTGGCCGGTGCCTTCTTCACTCCCAGCTTCGCGGCAGCGGCCTCCTGAGCCTTGCTCATGCCCTTCGTGGCCGGAGCCTTCGTCCCGACCTTCCCGCCCAGGTTGGCGAACGTCGGCCGGAACCGGCTCGGGCTGGCAGCGAACCCCGCAGCCGTGAACGCCTTACGGGTCTGCGGCCGTGATGCCGTCGGGTTCTCGGTCAGGTACTTCTTCATCCAGTCGTGCAGCTCGGCGTCGGTCACCGTGCTCAGACCGGAAACCGTGCTCCTGCCACCGCCGTTCGATCCCGACTTGCGGGCCGCCTTCACCTTGTCGACCATCCTGATTCCCTTCGCATGTTCAGCCTGGACCTTGTCCAGGTTGGGGGTAGCTGGCTTCGGGCCCCGACGGCCATTCGATGACCACCGCTGCACCGCTTCATGCTCGACCTTGCTCAACCGGAGCATCAGGATCGCGTCCTTCGCCGCGGCCTCGGCCGGGTTCTTCTTCTCGACCGCCTTCGCCGACCTCGCAACCAGCCGGTCGAACTGGGCTGCTTTCACCGCGGGCTTCGTCGCCTTCGTGGCTGCCCGCTTCTCGGCCGAAGTCGCCTGCCGGGTAGTCACCGGATTCGGTGCCACCCGGTTCAACCTCGGTGCCTTCTTCTCGGCTGCGGTCCTTAGGGTCTGACTCGTGGACATTGCTACTCCTCTCGTGGTGCGGAACCGTCCGTACCGCTCAGGCCCGGCATTACCCGGACCTGACCGCTGCGGGCGTTTACCAGGGCTCACATCCCAGATTCTCGCTGTTCCTGGGATCGGCCTTTCTTTCCGCGGTGTGATTGATGCTGCATCCCTGCGTGCACCGCTCGCAGTAGCCGTCCTCGTCGCGGTCGGCGATCATCCGCTCTTCGACGCAGCCTTGGCAATACTTGTAGCCGTCCTTCGGCTTGGTTTCACCGCAGCGAGGGCAGGGCTTGGTCTGCGACCGCTCGGTCATTGGGCACCGGCCATGATCTTGGCGCGTGCTTCGGCGATCGCCTTATTCATCGCGGCGGTTAGCTCGGTCAGATTCGCTGGCTTCGTCATCCTGACTCCTCTCGCCCTGGAGGGGTCCGTCCTCCCCAGGCAGCCCCAAACGTACCCTGACCAGGGCTTACGCGTCCAGACCCTCGCGTACGCCCTGGTCAGAGGCATCGCGGGCCGGGCTCCTCCCGACCCTTCCCCTATGCAGGCCTGCGGGTAGGGGCTATCCGCACCCCGACCGGACTCGGAAGTCCCGCCGCCCATTCCTCCAGCTCAGACGGCCACGTACGTGCCCGCAATCGAGGTGATGGCAGATCAGCGTGGACCGCCACGTACACGTCGTCACCCTCGATCGACGCGAGGCCGAAGTCTGATAGCCGGCGCAATGACTTGACGATGTTCGTGCCCTTGCGGGTCGTGCCACGCAACCCCACCATCGCGCCGAGCAGCTCAGCATCGACGGCGGTGTCGAAGCCTTGCGAGGAGCGGGACAGGAACAGGCTGTTCGCCCGCCGCCACACGATGAGACTCGACGGACCGATGACCGGCGCCCATCCCACCTCGAGTTCGTGGACGAGAGCGTGGTAGGCGCCGTCACGATTCCACGGTCGGACGTTCATGGTGTCTCCTCGGGGTCGATGCCCGCGGCGGCGAGCAGTTCGTCTAGCGGGTCGGGCTCGCAATGCAGGACCGCTAGCCGCTGCGGCTGGCGACCGAACTGCGCCCACTCGCGGTGACGCTGGACAGGTCGACGCCGCCGACGTAGACGTGGGCGCCAGCGGCGGTGCGGTGCCAGGGCATCAGCCGTCATCCAACATCTGCACGAGGGCGTCGATGGTGGTGTTGAGCCCGAACAGCATGTCGCGGAACGCGCCGTTCAGGCCGCGGGCCTCAGAGGCGAGGCCGTGGGCGCGGGCACCGGCCCGGGCCATCTCCTCCAGGGCGTCGCGCACCTGGGCGGGGTTGTCGAGGTTCAGCATCCGGCACCGCCTCGCCCGGTCACCGGGTCACCGGCTAGGAACCAGTGGCGGCACCAGCCGGACTGGTCGTACAGCTCCTTTGCTTTCACCGTCGAGGACCAGGCGTCACCGCACCCGTTCGGCGGGCAGCTCTTATGGCACATCTGCCACCAGCCGACGCAGCCGACCTCGTTCACGATCGACTCCTTGCAGCCACCCTCCCGGCCGATGATGTAGTCGGCGACGGCCAGGTCGTGGCCGGACCAGAACGCAGCCAGGATCGGCGTCGCGTCCGGACAGCAGGGCGTGACCCGGCCGGCGGTCGCGAACCGGCACCGGAACGTGCCGTACAACCCGGCGAGCGGGTCCACCGGTATCTGCGGGGGTGGTTCGGCGACCTGCACCGTGACCGCGGTGCGAACCGCGGGGACGGCAGCCTCGATGGGGGCTGTCCCGCCGGGGAGGACGAACGCGAGGATGGCAGCAACGACAGTCATCAGGCACCGTCCTCGTCATCTTCGGTGATGAGCAGACCGTTGAGGTAGTCGCCGAGGTTGGCCCAATGGTGACCAGCGCACGCCATTGCTTGGAGTTCGAACTCCATCTCGACGTGACGACCCAGTTCGAGCACGACGATCTCATTGAGAATCGGGTGGGGGCCGACCGTGATGAAACCGCGTGACACAAGGCCCAGAGTGTGAAGCAGCTTCCGTGCTTCGTTTGAGGTGGGCTGCTCCCACGAGATGCCGAAGACGAGGTCGGTGTCGTAGCCGATGTCTGAATCAGTCGTCATCCGACCTGCTCCACGAGTGGGCGCAGCGTCCCCGACCGGCCCGACTCCCACGCGACGAGGCCCTTGTTGCGGAGACGGGAGACGATGCGATACGTGCTAGCGCGGGACTTCCAGCCGCACAGGCGGGCGACGTCGTTGAACGTCTGAGCGCCAGCGACGACGGCGAGCAGGGCTCGGGTTTCTTCACCGAGAATCGCTCCAGGTGGGGTCATCGGTGTATCTCCTCGTGTCGAGTGCGGTGACCGAAGTCGTCGAACGTTGCTGTGCACCACCGGCAGTGGAGCCACCCGCCGCGGGCGGCGTAGCGGCGCTCCCGGCTGCGGCGTCGGCGTTCCCGTTTCCGGTGGGGTTGCTGGCCGGGCGAGTCGGGGGTGCTCATGACGTCTCCAACTGGTGGAGGCGGACGGTGACGACGACGATCATCACGATCGACGCGCCGATGAGGGCGGACGTCACGAGCTTTGTCCACAGCGCAGCGTCAGAGGCGATGAGGAAGGCGAGCCACGCCACGTACAGCGGTAGCAGCACGCACCAGAAGCGGCGGAGGCGTCGGAGGCCGTAGGTCATGACGCCTCGTCTCCGGGGACGTCGAGTTTCACGTCGAGGTCGGCTTCGGCGATGGCGCGTAGCACGAGACCCCACGCCATCATCGACGTGTCCCACCCGTTGAGTCGCATGGTCAGCAGACTCTTGTCGGACGCGCCGGCGAACGACACGTCGAGGCGGGCAGCGCAGTCATCCACGACAGGCTTGAGCTTGGTCAGGGTTTCGTCGGTGACGAGCGCGACGATCGGGTTGAGCTTGCTCATCTGTTCTCCTCATCGGCGACGAGGTGTACCCGAGGCACGACCGCTTGGCTGAGGTCGAACGTGGATTCGCCCCACGCGACCGTCACCCGCGCCACGGTGCCGACCTCAATGTCGTCGCCGAAGTAGGTGCAGTTGATCGTGAGCGTCTGGTAGGCGAAGTCGATGCCATCGCCCAACCTGAGCGTCGCGTAACGCTGCGGCTCGGGCCCGGGTGTCGCTGCGATCTGCTCGACCTGGCCGATGACCTGCGTGATGACCTTCATGCGATCACCCGCCAGCGGTCCTGGCCAGGGATGAGCATCAACCCGCGGCCGTTGTCCCAGTCGACCCACATCTGGGCGCCGTTGCCGCCCGTCACGGTCCCGGTCGTGCCGGGCTCGATCGGGCAGGGGTCGTCGCTCATGTGGACCAGTTCGATGCGAGTGCCTGGCTCGACGGGGCACGGCTCGCGTAGGCGATCCCAGGAAGTAGTCATGACGTCTCCTCTCGTTGAGCGACGAGCGCCATGTGGCCGTCGCTGGTGATGTACAACTTCATGCCGTGCTCGGCCGCGCGGGCGTAGCCCTCCTCGACGAGCCAGCGGGCGGACTGCCAGTAGATCGACGGCGGCACGTACTGGCCTTCGGCCATGCGGGTCACGTTGGAGATGAACACGGAGCCGTACTGGTCGAGCACCTCCAACGCGCGCAGACGGGCCGGGGTCATCGGACGCCCCTCCCCAGCGCGCCCGTCCGCACGGCGCGGACGTTCTTGGCCCCCAGGTCGTAGCCCATCTCGCGAAGGTCGGCGGCGGTGAAGTAGCCCCACTCGCGCCCGTTGTGCGTGAGCACGTAAACCGTGGTTTCCCGTCGAAAGTCAGTCATGGCGTGTTCCGTTCGGCTCGGGCGTTGACGTCCCACTGGCGACCCCACTCGCGCTCGCGCCGTTTGGCAGTGGCGACGAGCGCGACCCTGTCAGGGTGGTAGGGGCCGGCTGCGTCGCGGGCCTGCACGGCGTGCTGCCACAGCCGGTACAGGAACCGCTCTCGGCTACGTGACGGCATCATCGGCCCGGCAGGATCTGTGAGCGCAACAGGGTCAGGTCGTAGTCCGGGTGGTCGGGGAGCAGGCCAGCGGCGTCGGGCCACACGATCTGCCACAACGTCCACTCACGGTGGTCCTCCAACATGTGGGCGACGTTCACCGGGGCGTTCTCCTTGGCGGTGATCCGGTTGAACGACACCGGCAACTCGGCTGGCGCATCGGCGTTAGGAACCGCCCGCGGCGCGAGCACGTCGGTCGACTGGACCTGCTCCCGGGCGGGGTCGAGGATCACCGTCCCGTCGATGATCGCCTTCCGCGCCGCGCCGAGCACGCCGTGAGCGCGCACCGGGTCGAGCCCAGCAACGACCAGCTCGACGTCGTAGTCGGCCAGGCCGACCGTGTAGGTGAACGGGTTGTCACCATCCTCACCCGCCATCACCGAGATGGCCATCCAGCCGTGCTCGGCGATCTTGTCGATGATGTCCTGCATGTAGCCGGCGATGCGCCCTTGGAACTCCTCGCCGTGTCCGTTGGTTGATTGATCGGTCATCACGTGCTCCTCTCGATGTGCGCTGAACCCTTCGGTGCGGCCCGCCGGCTGTGACTCCGGCGGGCCGCCCCTTGCCTGAACGCCTTTCTCCTCCTTTCCCCTAGCTGGCGATCACCACGCAGGCAGCCATGCCGTCATCGTCCCGGCCGCCCTCGACCTCGATGTCTGAGCTGCGTTCCTCCGGTCCCCATTCGATGACCACGGTCAGGTGGTCGCCGTAGTCGGCCAGCACCTCGCGCAACTCCCCGACGGTCATCACTTCACGACCTTGCGGATGATGTTCAACGCCCGAGCCTTCTGCGGTTCGGGTCGCAGCATCGAACGGGTCAGACGCGAGTCATCCGAGCGGACGCCCCGCACATAGTCGAGATACTCGGTCGACGCGTCGAGCAGACCGAGCGCCGTGCCCCGATGCGCCTCGCACGTCACCGCGTCGAGGTACAGGTAGCGGAACGCGTTGCGGGCCTTCGCCACGTTCGCGACGCGGCGGTCGGTGCGCAACTCCTCAGGCGGGTCGGGGATGAACTCGGCGACGAAGTGGTTGAGCGTCGCCTCATCGACCGGCATCCCGAACAGCGCCTTGGCTAGCTCCTGCCACTCCTTCGCCTCGTCGCGCAGACCACGCAACGCCATCTTCGCATCCTCGATGCGCTCCATCGGCTTGCCGACGTGACGGAAGGAGAACTGGCGGCCGGTGCGGTCGCCTTCCTTGCTGGCCATCTGGATCGTGTTCCAGCACACCACCCGCACCTGGGTGAGCAGCACCTTGCACGCGCCCGTCCCGTCATGAGCGTTGAGGAGGGCGATGAACGGCCACGTGTCGCTGTCATCCCCGGCCACCTTGTAGGGCTCGTCGAGCTTGGCGAGCGCCCACACGTTGCGGCCCTGGCGCACGCTTCCGGCCGTCTCGAACTGTGCGCCAGCGCCGAGGATCGCCTCGATGATCTGACCCATCGACTGGTTGCCGACCAAGCCGAACTCGTCGGACACAGGGCCGAGCACCATGCCGGTATCCGGCCGCACGACCATCTTCACCTCGTTGGCGCACTCCCACTGCAACGACGGCGGAACCCACCCGGCAGCAGCTGCATCCTTCGCCCACGCTCCCGCCGAAGCGACCTGCGCGGCGACCTCGGCGTCGGCCTGTTCCTTCGTGATCGGCCGGCGCGCCGCGGCATCCCACAGCTCCGGCTCCCACATCAGCCCGGCCCACTCGCGGGCCTGCTCCCAGTCCTTCGGGTACTCGTCGGCCACCGTGCCCAGCCCATGCCACATCGGCTTCCGGACACTGAACCCGCTCTCGAAGTACGCGGCCATCGTTGACTCCTCTCGATGCTCCCGGACCACCCAGGGGCTAGACCCCAGCCTAGACCCTGGGTGTAACGGTGTCATGCCCAGGCCGGTGACCAGGGCATGTGGCTACTTGTGCTTGAAGTTGGTGGTGACCTCCCGGCGGCGGCCGTTCACCTTCGGCGGCGCACCGCTCGACGTGGCGAGCCGGTCGATCACCTCACCGATCGTCACGCCCTGCTCGTAGGCGACCTTCCGCAACCGGGCGTCGGTCTCGATCAGCACCATCGCATCGCGGAGCGATACCCGCTCCGGGGCCCGCTTCCCCGGCCGCGACGGGGCGGTTTCGACGACGTTCGGCGGTGACTCCACCCTCGGCGCCAGGTGAGCGGTGGTGTCAATCGGGGCAGCTTCACCCGTTTCGCGTTTGCCCTGCTCAGGGCTAAAGCGCGTCTGACGCGCTTTACCTTCTACCTGGCCTTTCGTGTTTTGGGCCTTGATCGCCTTCCCCGCCCGCTGCTGGCCCGCCGACTTCGCATCCGGCGGCTCGAGCTGGAACATCTCCTGAGCGTGCGTCCGCCACCTCGTCAACGTCTGCGGGGTGACCGAGAACATCGTCACCGCGTCGGGGAGAGTCTTGGCGTGGTAGGAGCCGGGCCGGTTGCGCAGCTCCCAGTAGAGCAGCAGGCCGACCGCCTCGCGGACGTCTGACGCGACGCGGCCGAGGCGGTCCCACCATTCATCGACCGCGTCGGCGGTGAGGGTGGGGAGCAGGTCGGCGGTGATGGTTTCGATCGGGCGGGTTGGCAGGTTAGGCATCGGCGTTCTCCTTCTGTGCTTCTGTGTTTCCGTGGACTTCTTGGTCGTGGGCCTTGCGGGCGATGTAGCACCACTTCTCGGCGATGTCCCACCGGCCGCCAGCAGCAGCGTCCTCGACGGGGACGGCGGCGACCGGGCCGCACTCCGGACACATCGCGACGAACATGAGCGTCCGTTCTCCGAGGTCGAGGGTGAGCTGAGCGATCATCATCGGAGCACCTCCACGGCCGTCGCCCGGACGCCCAGGATGGTCAGGTTGGTCGGGCCGGGGATGCCGAGCAGCTCCGCGGCCTTGAACGCGGCGGCGGTGTGGGCATCAGTCCAGCCGCCAGCCTCCACGAGCACGCCGACCAGGACATGCCCGCAGGCGCCGCGGCGGAACAGGGAGCACGGCACCACCTCCCGCATGAGCATGTGCAACTCACCCATGCGGTCCGGGCTGGCCACCATCCACTGCGGGCAGTCGCACGCCATCAGACGACCTTCGTCCGGCGGGCGATCTGCGCGTCCATCGCGTCGGATAGTTGCCCGGCGTTCCACGTCGGGTCGACGCGCAGCTTCCACTTCTTCGCTGCCCACAACGCCTTGTCCGTCGGTGGCCGTAGACGCCACGCGGCATCCGCCCGGTGGAACGCAGCCACCCCCGAATGCTGGCGGACGTAGTCCTCAGCGATGCCCTGGGCGAACTCCAACTCGACGTTGCGCGCCAGGATGCGCACGCCCGCCTTCTCGCGGGTCACCTTCACACCCCAGTCACCTTCGGGTAGCCGCTTGATCACGACCCACTCGCGCGACTTGTCAGAACGTGTCACCGACCGGAGGTACGTCTTCGGGTTCTCCGACGCGAGCACCCAGGCGATCTGCTGGCGGCGCATCTGCCGGAACAGGTCCACCTCCTTCGCGGTGATCGCACCGGCAGCGGCGAGGCGGGCCAGCTCCTTCTCCTGGGCCTCCAACACGCCGACCGTCTCGACGTCGTCCTTGTCGACGCCGAACAGCGACGCCAACGTCACGAGGGTCATCGAGTCGGACACACCCACGACGTCGAGGACGAGACAGTCGTCCTTGTCCGGATGGCGGCGCGTGCCCCTCCCGACCATCTGCACGTACAAGCTCTGGCTCTTCGTCGGGCGGCCGACGATGATGCAATCGGTCCGCGGATCGTCAAAGCCTTCGGTCAACACCATGCAGTTGGAGACGACGTCGATGGTGCCGAGCTCGTAGTCGCGCAACACCCGCCGCCGGTCGTCCAGGTCCATCGCCCCCCACACCATCTCCGCTCGCACCCCACGGCGGCGTAGCGCGTCGCGGGTCTGCTCGGCCGTCTCGACGGTCGGGGTGAACGCCAGGGCGTGACGGCCGGTCGCGTGTTCGACGTACGCCTGGGCGATGCGGTCAGGGACGTCGGCCGCTTCCATCGCCTCCCCCGCTGAGCCGGCGTTGTAGTCGCCGTGCGACGTCTTCACTTTCGACAGGTCCAGGTCGGTTGAGATGCGCAGGCCCTTCATGTCGCAGAGGAACCCGGCCTGCATCCCCCACAACATCGGGTACTCGAACACGACTTCGTTGAACACGTCATCGAGGCGGACCCGGTCGCCGCGCTGCGGCGTCGCGGTCACTCCCAACAGGACGGGGCCGTGCGGTGTGCCCGCCTGGAGGGCGTCGAGGATCGCCCGGTACGTATCGGCGGCGGTGTGGTGGGCCTCGTCCACGACGACCAGACCGAACGGGCCGGCCGGGAGGTAGCCGTCGACTGTCTCCCCGATGAGGTGAGCGAGACGCTTCGGGCGGGCCAGCGTTTGGACGGAGGCGATCACCACCTGCGCGGCGACCTCATCCCGGTCGGCTTTGACAACGCCGATGTTCGCGTCGGGCCACACCCGGCGCACCTTGTCGACGGCCTGGGCGATCAGCTCGTCGCGGTGGGCGAGGATCAGCGTGCGGCACCCCCACCGTTCGGCGAGCGCGGCGAAGATGATCGTTTTCCCAGGCCGGTTGCCGCGACGCCCATCTGCGACATCACCCCCCGGGCGCGTGCGGCCTCGATCTTGTCGAGCGCTTCCAACTGGTAGGGGCGTAGCTCGATCGCGGTCACAGGATCGTCCCTCGCTCAACTAGAGCGCGGCGCACCGCCATGATCGCCGACTCCATGTTCTCGATCGTCGTCTCGATGCGAACGTCGAGGTCGCGTCCATCCGTGCACAGGCACAGGTAGTGCTCGTGCAGCTTCGGTGGTTGGGTGGTCATTGCTCTCCTCTCATGGCAACCAGGGTCCGATGATCGCCGCGGTCATGCGAAGTCCAGCGTCGCCTGAGCCAACCGGTTCACGGCTAGTTCGCAGTACCGCTCTGAGCGGTCGATCCCGATGGCAGGCACGCCCGCATCGACCGCAGCCCGCAACGTCGTGCCCACGCCCATGAAGGGATCGAGGATGGGCCCGACGATGCTGGCCGCGTTGATAGCTCGGGCCGGTAGGCCGATCGGGAAGGGGCAGGGGTGGCCGTGGCCGTCGCGGTCGGCATGGACGCGCCACACGTCTCCGATGGAGCTGGCAGCACGGTCTTTCAGTCGAAAGGTGGGACGGGCAAGTACCACAATCCACTCGCAGGTGGGGACGAACGCCTGCTGGGTGTATGCCTGGCCCCGTTCGACGCGATCCCAAATGATGACCTGGCGAACAGGGAGGTCGGGGGGCACGATGTCGAGCGGCGTACGGTAGAAGCCAGCCTGACTCCGGGGCTTGTGGTTGTAGAAGATCGCGCCGCCAGTGGCAAGCGTGTCCCAGCAGGCATGAAGGACCCGGCGCTGCCAGGCGATGTAGTCGGCCTGGAGCATGGCGTCGTCGTGCTCGTCGTAACTAGCCGTCAGACGGTTAGCTGCCGCGCCATGGCGCGAGCGGGAACGGCGGTCGTGCATCGTCTCAACGGGCACGTCATCCAGGCCCATCCCCAAGTTGTAGGGCGGTGACGTGAATACCAGGCCGATGTCGTGCAGGTCGTGCAGGACCGTTTCACAGTCAGCATGATGGATCGTGGCCATGCCATCCTCGTGGTAGGGCATCGGCGGTGGTGTCTTATCGGTCATTGGTGCTCCTCTCATGGCAACCAGGGTCCAATGATGGCCGGGTCCGACCAGGGACACGGCGGTCGTTCTCTCGGGCGTAGATAGTTCAGAACCTCCTCCAACGTGACGACACCGACGCGCCACACGAACACCTCAACCCCGCAGAGACGCAGGGCGTTGAGCGTGTCGATCTGACCGGGCCGATACTTGCGGCCGTCCTTCGTCCACGAGCCCTTGGTCAGCTTGCCGGTGAGGCCCTTGAACTCGACGCGCACCTCGCGAGGCGGGCGGAGGAACGTGTCATCGACCATGCCCGTGTTCGACGTCTGTGAGAACCCGCCGTGCGGTTTGCGGACGTTGCCGGCATGCCAGTGCCACCAGCCGAACAGTTCCTCGGCGCCCTGCTCGACGTGGCGGCGGAACGTGTCCTCGGTCTGCGGGCCACCGTAGGCGAGCTTGATCAGTTCGGCGTAGGTCAGGCCAGCCATTCGGGCACCTCCTCCCACCCCTCCAAGTGCAGGCCGAGAGCGCGCGCCTTCAACGAATGGCCGGTCACCCAAGCGTGGTGGGCCGTACACAGCAGGACGCCGTTGTGCGGGTTGACCTTCTCAGCGGCAGTGCATTGCGACCGGTTCTTGAGGTGGTTCACCTCGGGGATACCCCAGCACGCGATGTCGGGGAGGAGGTCGACTCCTTGGCAGCGGCCGTCGCGCTCGCGGACGATGCGCCGGAACGTCGCGGGTGTCATCTGACGATCTCGTCGGGGCCGTGGCGCATGAGGGCGGCCATGCGTTGACGGACCGCGGTTTCCAAGTCCCAGCCCATCGCCTCGGCGGTGACCCACGTCGCGACGTTGAGCACAGCCAGGTCGTCTAGGTCGTCGCCGGCGAGCGCGCTTACCTGTGCGGCCATGCCTGGGTCGGTGGCGCAGATGACCCGGGCGTAGTAGCGGAAGTCGTGAGCGGTCAGAACTGGTTGGTCCATCAGAAGTCCTCCTGTCCGAAGCCGGGCATGCCGTCATCCCAGTACGGATCCCACGACCACGGCTTCGAGTAGCGGTCGAGCGCCGTCGGCCACTTCCTCTCATCGCGATCCCCACGGAACCACGACAGGTTGTGCCGCTTCGGGTTCTCCTCGTCGGGGGCGAGCGCGATCCCGAAGTCCGGCCACCGCTGCCACACCGACGACCCGAACGGACGTAGCACGCGGTTGCCACGACCATCGACCGCGTGCGGGGCGTGTGTTTCCAGGATGATCGCCAGCCCGAACCGTGAACAGAGCCGATCGAAGATGTGCGCCAACTCGCGGGCCTGGTTCTCGCCGCCGATGTCACCCTTCGGTGCCGCCCGGTGCGCCTGGTACAGCGGGCCCAGGCAGAGCAGCTCGGCCGGATGCTCGGCGAGCTGGCGGGCGAGGAACGCGCCGCCGTCAGCGATCAGGTCGAGGCCGCCAGGTCGGGACACCCACCGCAACCGACCGTCGTCATGGACCCCGGCAGCGTCGGCCAGCCGGGCAACGCGACGGGCGACAGACTGGGCGCCCAACTCCAAGTCGATGTAGAGCGTGCGGACCGGCGGCACCTTGCGCAGCGTCCACGGATGCACCCCGACCGCCGCTTGGAGCGCGAGCTGCACGAGCAGCTCCGTCTTGCCTGCCCCTTCGGTGGCGGTGATCAGGAGGCGGTTGCCGCGCTCCAGGAAGTCGGGCACCACCCAGTCGTACGGGCGGCCCGCGGCGCGGGCGTCCTCGACGGTGAACGACGGGTCGGTGGCCGACACGTCCGGTTCGGCCAGGACCTCCTCCGCTTCCGCCCGCCCTTCGGGGATGGGCACACCGTCAGCGAGGTGGGTGGTCGCTCCGGACAGACCTTCGACGAGGCGGATGCGTTCCCGGCGGGCGACGACCTCGCGGGCGACAGCGATCGCCGCCTCGACGCCGTAGCAGTAGCTCCACGCCCACCGCACATCATCCGGGTCGACGTCGGCCATGCGGGCGACGATCTCGGCCTCCAACGGCAGCTTCTCGTCGCGCTCATGCGCGGCCCGGCCCGTCTCCCACAGCGCCGCCATCGTCGGACTGGTGAACATCGCGGCGGTCAGGCCGGAGGCGAACAGCCGCTCGAAGCGGCGTCGATCATCGACGGTGCCTCGGGGCATGCACAGCAGAGCGCCGACGATGCCCGCCTCCTCCTCGGCGGGTGGTGCGATGGTGGTCGTGGTCGGCTCGGTCATGTCGCCTCTCGTTCGCGTTGGAGGATCGCTTCACGGTTGAGTGCTTGGAGTCGCTGGATGCGGTCATGCTCGGTGAGCCGTCCTGGTGCGGCCTTGCCTGCCGGTTGGAATCTGCCGGTGCGGTAGTTGCCACACCACGTCCGCCACGCGGCTGGCCATGACGCCATCAGCGAACCCTTCGCCTCGTGGTGGCTGCGGAACTGCCCCCACTCGTGGCGGCGGGTGCGCTCATCCATGCCCGCCTTCGTCGCCACCTCCAGCTCGTCAGCTCCTGGTGTCCAGTCGGCGGGGAACGCCGTTCGCGCGCGTGTCTTGGGTTTCACTACAGGCTTGGAAGGAGAATCAGTTGTCTCTTCAAGATCAAGTGAAGGGACTATGGATAGTGATGGTTCTTGCGCGGTACTGGAGTACCTCAGGTACTCGGGTACCTCTGGTACTGGAGTTCCTGTGGTGACCAGCGGTACTCCAGTACCAGTGGTGAAGTTGACGAGGTAGACCCAAACGCTGAGAGTGCCGTCGTCGCGGCGGCGCCGCTCGTGCTTGGTGACCAGGCCCATCTCCTCCAGCCGGTCGATGTGTTTGCGGACGATGCGCTCACCGAGCTTCGTCATGCGTCCGATGCGGGCCACGCTCGGCCAGCACACCCGCGGGTCATCGTCGTCACCACCGGTCGCGTCGGCGAGGGCGAGCAGGACGAGCCGTTGCCCGGACGACTCGGTGTCCTGCTCCCATGCCCACGTCGTTGCCTTGAAGCTCACGAGTCGACCAGCCGTCGGTCATGGAAGAACACGTCATTGCATGCCCGCGTGAACGCCTCATCCGCTGCAGCGGTGAACCGGTCGTGCATGTTGACGTGGTGACAGTTGGGGTCGGCGAGCAGCGTGCGTGCCGCCTCGTACAACTGTGCTTCGACTGTCATTGGTGTACTCCTCTCTTGGCTACGCCTGGGGCCTTCCCTCAGGCGCGGGCTAACGCTATTCCCGCGCGCCGCGGCGTGGGTCCATACCCTCTGAACTGGCGAACCCCGGCCGAACCTGTCCGCACGCGCATCGGCAGGCGCCTTCGTGGCGGTCGGGGAGGTCGCACACGTGGATGACGCGACCGAGTCCGGTGTACGGGTAGGACTGGCCGATCCAGCCCGGCGACAGACAGCTCACTTCGCACCCCGCTTCGCTGCCTTCGCCTTCGCCTCTTCGACCTTCGCCTCGAGGTTGTCGGGGGTTACCGTCGCCAGGTTGGCCATCGTCTCCGTCTGAGCGCGAGCCTCATCCGCCGCCGCTTCCGTGCCGCCGTCCCCCGCTGCAGCGACCCACGCCTGATCCTCGGCATCGCCCGCCACAGGCACCTGTGCGGCCGTCTCACCGCCGTTCCCCGCCGCCGGGCTACCTCCACCCCTCTCGGCGCTCTCCGGGCCGCTGGCGGGCTCCTCGGCTTCGGCGTCCTGCCGCTTCCGCTTCACGAGCGCCGCCGTCGTCGCCATCAGATCGTCGTACTCGGCTGACAGCACCAGCCGCGGTTCGGCAGTCCGCCCGCCCGTCGCGTCGAAGACCAGGGCGGCGACCTCGCCAGGATCCAACCCCGACAGCGTGCACTTCTTCACGTACCCGTCCGCCTGCTCCCTCGTGATGCTCAGCTCATCGCGCTCGATCTGCGCCGCGGCCGCCTGGCCGTCGTCATCCTCGGCGGCGAGCCCAAGGTTGGCAGTCAACTGGTAGCGGCGCGCGTACGTGATCGCACTCCCGACCGTCTTCGGGTCCGAGCCGCCCGCCAACGTCAACGGCTCGAACGCGAACCACTGGCCGGACTCGTGCAGGATCGTCGTCGCCACCGACACCGTCTGCGGACCGCCGTGCGTGGCCTGCATGACGACGAGGCCGTGGGTGGCGAGCTTCGGCTTCACCTCGTCCAACGCTTGAACGAGGTTGGCGTACTTGATCGTGTGGCTACCGCCGCCGGTCTTGTGCTCGATCTTCGCCGACTCGGTTTTCTTCAACCCTTCAAGCGTCGGCAGCACCTTGACCAGCGCCGCGGCGATCAGGTCGATGTCAGTGGATGACGTCCACCCGGTGGTGTCCATTGCGTCACTCCCCTCTCGGGCTGCACCGGGACCGTCCCGGCAGCAACCCCCAGTTTACCGCGCCTGCGCGGCGGTGGCAGGGTTCCTACTCGCGCAGCGACGGATGATCACCATCACGCCGCCGGAACGTCTCCTTCTGCGGGCTGGTGATCAGGTCGCGCAGCTCCGGCGGGAGCTTCACCACGACCGTCGCCGGACCGGCGATACCGTCGAGCAGGTCGAGCAGGTCGGTAGCAGCGAACGCCTCACCCGCCTCGGCCGGGACGACGATGTACTCGACGTCAGCCCGGACGAGCTGCGCCACCGTCGACGCGGCAGGCTTCTCCACGCCACGGCCCATCAACGTCGAGATGACGTACGCCTGGACGACCTGGCGGGGCGTCCACCGTCGAGGCCGACCTGGCCCGTTGGCGACGTGGCCCACCCAATCGGCCAGGTAGTCGGCCTGCCGGTAGGTGAGCCCGGCAAGCCTGCACACTTCAATGGTCGAGTACCGGGGTGTGTCGATGTCGTTCACTGGTCGGCTCCTTGCGTTCCGGGGTCTAGGGAACGATGAACCAATTATGGCTGAGCCGGCCGCCTGTGACCTGGACCGTTAGCCCCTCGCTCTCTGGATGCAGGGCTGGCCCTCGCGGACCGTCGTGCGGTGCGGCTCCCAGGCGATGCCGAGCTGCTCGAGGTCGCCAGTACGCCAGTAGGAGACATTCGACGGGCCGAGCAAGACAGGCACGACATCGGCCGGATGGTGGATGCGGTCAGCGCCGGCCTCCACAACGGCGACGCCGATAGCCCGGTTGTCCCACTCGTACTGGGCGCCGGTCAACCCGAACTGGAACACGCCGACACGCTCGATCGGCAGCCTGTAGCCACGCTTGCGGGGCCAGTAGGGCAGAGCCCGGTTCGATGCATCGCGGGCCGCAGCCCGGAGCTCGTCGGCGGCGGCGAGCAGATCCTCGGACAGCGTGATCAGATCGGCCGGGGTTTCGGCTACATGGTCGAGCGCGGCGAGCGCGAGCTTCGTGACCTGCGCTGCGACGGGACCTGGAGTGTGGGTAGAGCGGGGCATCGGTTCCTCTCTCAGCGCCGGGACCGTCCCGGCTACCCCGCCAGTTTACGCAATCAGAAAGACCCTCGGGGTGTTCCCACGACAGGGCCGGGCGGTTACTCCGGTGACTCGTGGGCCCGAGGGCCTTTCCTTGAGAGGAGGACTCCACCCTGCGATCCGTGTGACCGTTCGCCAGGAGTCAATGACGCGATGCGTCGCGGGTAACTATAGCCCGTCTCCCTCTATGCGGTGAAACGTTGCGCAGGTTGCCAGCCGAGTTGGGAAGGGTGACGCGTCCACGGCACAGATGTGGACGGCGGGGCTGGGCGGACGGTGTGAGAACGGGTCGTTGCCCGTCGACATGCTCGGGTGTTCATGCGCGGCACCCTAATCACGCGAGCTGCGCGGCGACGTGGATGATGTCCTTCCCCGGGCTCGGGATCGTCCGCACCGTCCCATCTCCCCACGTCACCTGCGTCTCGAACGGGAAGTCGCCGGCCACTGCCATGTCGGCGGTGAGGAACAGGCGCGACACCGTCCCTGTCGTGTCGGCCAGCCAGGTGCACGCCAGCGGCGATCCGGGCATCCCGGGGACGTAGACCGCGACGGCGACCGCCGATGTCAGATCGACCGCGGTGACGGCTCCGGTCGCCGCGTCGCGCGACCAGAGCCGCCAGGTGCGCAACGCCCGATTGTCGCCTTGGGTGAGGAACAGGTCGGTCGGTCGGTTGGCGCTCATGGCGGGTCACTCCAGGATCGGCCGTCGATGACGGGGAGGGTATAGGCGACGCCATCAGCGACGGCGACCGTGTAGGAGCGGCCGTCGATCACAGCCTCTGAGCTGAGCGGGTAGTCGAGGATGGGCGGCGGGTGGACCTGGCCGTAGGCGTTGACCGCGGCGGCGACGACGAGCGCGTAGACGACAGCGGCAGTCGACTGCGCGACCCACGCAGCGTTGCTGGCGGTGGCGGTGATGAGCGCGGCGGTCGGGTTGGCGTTCGATGCCCGCACCACGGTCGGGTTCGTCGCGGTGGCGGTGACGAGCGCTGCGGCGGCGTTGGCTGAGCCGCTGCTCTGCGCCTGGGCGGTCGGGTTGGCAGCGGTGACCGCGACGAGAGCGGCGGTGACGGGCGGGTTGGCGGTGAGCCTCGTCGCCGCGTTGGCGGCGGTGGCAGTGACGAGCGCGGCGGTCGGGTTGGCGTTCGACAGGCGGGTGAGCGTCGGGTTGGTCGCCGTCGCGGCGACGAGCCCGGCGGCGACGGTGGCGGTGCCCGCACCCGAGCCGGTCGGATTCGACGCGGAGACGACGACGAGCGCGACGACGACGTTGGCGGTGCCGGGGCTCGCCCCCGAGGCAGTCGGATTCGACGCGCTCGCGGTGGCCAGCGCGGTGGCGGGGGAGGCGTTGGAGAGAACCGTCTCGGCCGGGTTCGTCGCCGTGACCGTGACCAGCGCGGCGGCGACGGTGGCGGTGCCCGCTCCTGACCCGACCGGGTTCGTCGCCGTCACCAGGACGAGGGCGTTGCCCGCGTTGGCTGAGCCGGGGCTCGCACCCTGAGCAGTCGGGTTGGTCGCCGTGGCGACGACGAGGGCGGTGCTCGAGCTGGCCGTCCCCGCGCCGGCCGCCGCCGGGTTCGTAGCAGTCGCGGTGACGAGGGCGGCGCCGGCCGACGCGTTTCCCGCGCCCTGGGCGGCCGGGTTGGTCGCGGTGACGGTGGCGAGCGCGTTGACCGTCGAGGCGGTGCCTGTCCCCTGGACTGCCGGGTTGGCAGCGGTCGCGGTGACGAGGGCGTTGACGGCTGACGCTGAGCCCGAGGCGGTTGTCGTCGGGTTCGTCGCTGTGGCGGTGACGAGCGCGGCGGCGACGGTGGCTGACGCTGACGATCCGCCTGACGCCGCCGGGTTCGTCGCGGTCACGGTCGCGAGCGCGTTGCCTGCCGACGCGGTTCCTGTCCCCTGGCCGACCGGGTTGCTCGCGGTAGCCGTGACCAGCGCGGAGACGACGGTCGCTGTCCCGTCGCCGTGGCCGACAGGGTTGCTCGCAGTAGCGGTGACCAGCGCGGAGACGGCAGTGGCGTTGCCGGCGCCGCGAGCGACCGGGTTCGTCGCCGTCACGGTGACGAGGGCATTGACGGCCGAGGCGTTGCCGGTGCCGGTCGTGGTCGGGTTCGTCGCCGTCGCGGTGACTAGAGCGGAGACGACTGACGCGGTGCCCGTCCCCTTGCCAACCGGGTTCGTAGCGGTCGCCGTGACTAGAGCGGAGACGACTGACGCGGTGCCCGTCCCCCTGCCAACCGGGTTCGTAGCGGTGACCGTGACGACCGCAGAGACGACGGTCGCCGACGCATCCCCACCGGCCGGAGGAGTCGGGGCGGCGAGCGGGCCGACGACTCGCGAGAAGGGCCCGACGAGGATGGGCGGGTCGTGGCGGGGGACACCGTAGACGGCCATCAGGACGGCACCCTCGGCTGCAACGTCGGGTAGATCGGCGGCGGCGGCAATGCCGTCTCAGTGAAGATCAGGCTGCCAGCAATCCAATCCGACGAGGTGCCAGTCGGGTTGAACGCCTGCGTCGCGGTGGCCGTCACGATCTTCGATTGGAAGTAGGCACCCTGACCCGACGTCGTCGACCCGGTGTTCGCCCCGTAGACCGCCGACCAGGTGCCGTTCGTCGTGTCGGCATCCCCGGTGACTGCCTCGCCGTATTCGTGCCCCACCCAACACAGGACACCTTCGCCGTTCGTCACTGACGGCGTGGTGTGAGCGATCGTGGTGGCGGCGACGGCGTTGGCGCCAGTCCCCGAGTTGGCGCGGTAGCTGGTAACGAGCGCTGTCGCCACCTTCATGAACGCCACCGCCCGCACAACGACGGTGCCTGTCCACGACACGTTGACGACGGTGCCGGAGGGGATGGTGACGGTGACCGGAAACGCGACGCAGCGGGCAGCGAGACCAGAGCTGGCCGTGCCAGGGTCGTTCAACCCCGTCTGCGCGGACACGGACGCGCCGACCGCGCCGGTCGCCGGGGCGAGCGCGATCGTGCCAGACATCGGGTCGGCGCCCGAGCCGCCCGAGTTGTCATAGACGATGAGCGCGACGACGAAGTCTCCTGCGTTGAGCGCTGTCGCTGTCGTGACCGCCTGGGGGGACGCCCCGCTCGCTGCTACGGCGGTTCCCGCACCAGTGAACGAGACGGCCATCTACTCTTGCCAGACCTGATAGACCTCGCACACTTGACCGGTGCCGATCGGGACGAGGCCGAGCGCGACGGTGGCCCCCAACGGGACTTGGATGCCGCCTGATGAGCCGCCGAACGTGAGGATCACCCCCGACCCGATCGCCGCGCCCAACACAGCCCGGTAGCCGGTCTTCGCGGTGATCGTGGCGTCAGCCGTCCACAACTGTTTGGCGAGAGCGATGGGGGTGGCAACCGAGTCGTTGTCGTGGCAGAACGCTGTCACCGTCGCCCCAGGCGTGCCGCCGGTGATGTAGACGAGCTCGTAGGTGCAGGCTACGGCGGTCGTGTTGAAGATGCCGATCTCGACGGTCCTCGCGGCCATCGCGGCCGTGTTCAGGACGCCGAAGATGGGGCGGACGGTGGTGCCGGCGCCTGCCGCTGTCATACCTGCCGAGTATCGGGCCATTGAGGTCTCCTTAGCCGGGTCGCATCCCGGAGCTGACGACGCCCCGCAGGACGGGTAGGACACCAGCGAACCCGGGGTTGGCAGCGGTCGCGGTGACGAGCGCGTTGACGGAGTTCGCCGACGCCGACGTCCCACCAATCGAATCCTGCAAGACGATCGTGTCGATCGTCGCCTTGGTTGTCGGGTAGCCGGTGTCATACAGATTGACTAGGCAGATCGGCCCGGCCACGAACGTCGTGGTGTTCGACGCATGGTTGACGCCGTCGAGGTAGACGATCGCCTCGTTGGTGGCGTTCTCGTAGGTGATCCGGACGCTGTTCGACCGTTGGGTGCGGCCTACGTTCGTGATGTTGTCGTGCGCCCCGGCGGTGAACTCCTGAACGTGGACGGCGTTGCCTAAGAAGAAGCCGAGGCCGGTAAAGCTGGAGTTGATGAGCAGGAACGACACACCACCCGCATCGGTGGTGAGGTGGCCTTCCATGTCGAAGGTGACCTGCCAGTCCTGGCCGCCGGTGATTGCCAGACCGTGTGCCTTCTGGGCGCCGTTCCCGTCAGAGGCCGACCGGTTGATCGTCCCGATGTTGGAGGCGACCTGGATGATCGGGTTCGACCCGCCGAAGCTGGACAGGTCCGCCCATCCGTTGCCGAGATTGCCGTCCGCCTGGGTGAACGACTCGGTGAACGTTGCCACCGGTTAGCAGGCGAACTTGAAGATGCCGTTCGTCGGGTCCCACACGAGCGTGAGTGTGCCCGCCGAGACGTTGACGACCGAACCCCCATAGCTGTTGTAGCACCACCCCTGTTTCGCCACGGGGGTAGCAATCGTGTCCGAGTAGATGAGGCACCCGTACACGCTCGCGGTCGCTGCTGCACCCGACGCCGTGTTCGCCGCGGAGAACACGACATTGGCGCCGGTCTTCACGTTCGTCTTCGACGCGAGCGTGAGCCCACCCGCGGGGATATCGGTCGAGCTGGTGATCTCGTTGCCGGTCACCCACTGGCCCGTGTTGTAGGCGAAGGTGGCTGCCGCGACCGTGTTGTCCGGCGTGCCGGCGTTTCCGTACTGGGCGGACTTGACGGTGTTCGCGTCCCAGTCCATGAGCGTGACCTGACCGGGCTGGTCGGACGCCCACTGAGACGACACCTTAGAGGTTGCGCCGAAGGCCATGTGCTAGTTCCCCTTCACTTCGGCGCTGACCGGTCGGGCCGGTCCGCCGTGTTCGGTGAGCCACCGCTGATACGAATGGTTCTGGTCTCCGGCCATCGCGTAGCGGATCATCTCGGCGCGCCGTGCGGGGCTCGAGGCGAGCAGCCCTTCGAGTTGGCCGCCGCATTCCCCTTCGGCCTGGGAACGCAACGCTGCGATGAACGTCTCCGCTTCGGCGATAGCCCCGTCGAGCGACGCGAGCGACGACGTGAACGTCACGCCTTGCGCTTCGCCTTTCGCTTCCAGCCGGTCGCGTGTGGCGCGCAGATCGTCGAGCTGTTCTTGGTAGCGGGACAGCTCGTCGGCGAGATGGTAAGGCCGTGCAGCAGCCCACTCCTCGGCGGCAGCCCAACCGGATGCGTCAGACACGGTGCAGCTCCTCTAGTTCTTCGCGGGTGATCACCGCGGCGACCGGGTAGACGACGGCGTCCATGCCGTCGTCGCGGATGACGTTGACGTGGGAGACGGGACGGCCTTCGGCGTCGGTGCGGATCAGCGTCCCGCCGACGTAGTCGTCGGGGTCGCGGACGACGTGAACCGACTTCGTGCCGGCCGGGACCATCGGCACCATCAACAGCCGCTGCCCTTTGCAGGGGTGGAGGTGGGAGACATGCCCGGCGATGCGGGTCACGTCCGTGAAGTCACACGACGGACAGGTCCAATGCTGCTCCGGGACCAAGACCGGAATGGTCATCCGTGCCTCCTGCTAGCCGAGCGGGTTGTAGCTGGCACCGTGCAGGAGGACCAGTGCAGGTCAGGGTACCTGCTGGGGTGGCGGCGCCTGGCGATGCCGTCAGGGCAGCGTGGACGCGCCGAGAGCGCCGATGCCGCACCAGCCGAGAAGGAACATCCAGGCGGTGCCACCGTCGTACTCGGCGAAACCGACGATGCCAGCGACGACGGTGGCGATGATGCCGGCGATGAGCAGGACGAGCTTGAGGGTGGGGTTCACGGTGGGCTCCTAGTTGACGATGGTGATGATGGCGATGATGGTGGCGATGATGACCCCGACGGCGCCGACCTCGACGATCAGGAACCAGGCTTGAACGTCAGTGATCACGGGGGTCCTCCCGGGTTGGCCAGGCTGCCCTGGACGGTCACTTCAAAGTAGACGTCGTCGTCACCGTCGTCGTCCTCGGTGACCGACGTGATTTCGATGAGGTAGGTGCCCGGCTTGAAGTCGTGGCGGTCCAGCTCTTGAACGGCGAACGTCAACGCCTCATCCAACGTGTCGACGGCGTTGGTGACCGACAGGACGTGCTCCACCGTCGCGCGGGCCACCGGATCAGCGGGTCATGGCGACGAGGATGGCGACGGCGATGCCGATGACAGCGACGATGGCGCCGATGATCGCGAACGTCAGGGTGCGGGCCCCTTCGGACGCGATGCGCCGACCAGCGCCTTCGGCCTGGTTCTTCATTACCCCGGCGATCTGCGCGGCGTTCCCGTCGACTTGGAGTTGCAACTGGGCGCGCATCGCTTCCATGCGCTGCTCCGTCTCGGTGCGGGTGATGAAGTTCGCGATCAAGTCCTGCTGTTGGGCGCGGAACTCGTTGACCGACTCGAAGCGTTTCTCCGACGCGGTCGCCACCTTGGTGGCGGCCTCCTTCGCCGAGTTGAACGCCGCCTCGATCGCTTTCGACTGGGCCTCGAAGCGTTCCTGGTAGCGGCGGTCCCGCTCCTCGAGCACGTCGTCGAAGCGGTGGGCGACCTCCTCGAAGCGGCGGGCTCGTTCATCCATCAGCTCGCGGAGATGGGCGAGGCCAGGGTCAGGCGTCACGTGCCGGGCCGGTCGTCAGGTCGTGAACGTGGTCGCCACCACCACCGCCGGTGCCGGGGTCGCCCTTCTCGCCGGTCGGTCCTGGCGGGCCCTGGTCGCCCTGGTCGCCTTTGAGGCCGATGCCGGGGTCGCCCTTCGGTCCTTGCGGCCCCGTCGATCCTGGAGCCCCTGGGGCACCCGTCGCGCCCTTCGCCCCGGTCGCCCCGGCAGCACCTTGCGCGCCGGTCGCTCCCGGGTTGCCCTGCGGTCCTTGCGGCCCGGAAGCGGACGGCCGCCACTGGTAGAACTCGGCGCCCGTCCACGTCCGGTTGTCGCCGGTCGGCAGCGGCCCGTTCAGCGTCATACCCGACAGTTGCCCGACGGTGCGGGAGATGACGGGCACGTTGAACGGGGCGCCGGTGATGAGCGCCTTGCGGCCACCGTCGATCCACCGGACGAACGTGATGATCCCTTGGGCGGACTGCTCTCCCTCGAACGCGGCGAACGCGTCAGAGCACTGGATTACGACGGTCATGTTGTCTCCTGGCGGTGGTGGTGGCGGGGGCGGCGGTTCGCCGCCCGATAGCAGGTGCCCGGCGCGAACCCGGCCGCGGATGACGTCACCGGGGCACGACGTCGCGAACCAGTCCGAGTGGCAGGAGTGCCCCGCCACCCCGCCGGGGACGTTCGGGAAGATGGCGCGCAACTGGCCGTCGAGCCAGCGCGCGCTCTCGATCTGCGCGCCGGTCAGGTCGTCGTTCAGTTGGGCCTGCATGAACTGGACGGCGAAGGAGAAGCTGTTAGCCGCACCGCCGTTCGCGGCGCATCGCTTGTCGGTCCAGCGCACCTTCCAGATGCCGCCGTCCCGGTCGATCATCGCGTTGTAACCGAGGTCGTAGCCGGCGTCGAACGGCGCCGGATGCCCGGACGAGCCGCCGTCGCGGCGACGGTGGTAGGCGGCCTGCTCCGCTTGTAGCTCGGCGACCCAGCGGCCGGCGGCGTTGTTCGCGACGTCCCCGCCGGGGTAGTGCCAGGTGATGTTCGTGATCGCGTTGTTGCCGGGCCACGTGTTCCCACCCCACCACGCCGACCCTTCGCCCGGAGCGACCTGGTAGCCGGCCAGCCACTCGTCGCGCTCGTGCACTGTCGGCATGGCAACTCCAATCCCAGTCAGCCGGTCGAGGACGTCCCAGCGGGTCACGTAGTTCTTGCAGACATCGCCGGCGAACCCGGGTGGGGCGCCGCGGCAGTTGAACTGGCGGGCCCACCAGAACCCGTTGTCGCCCGGGTAGTCGTCGGGCTGGTCGTAGTCGAAGTTGGGGAGCCGCCACGGCCGGCCGCGCACCGTCGATGACGTCGACGCCGGGTGGAACATGCCGCAGTACGTCCCGACCCGCACGCCGCGCCCCTCGACGTAGGAGCACCAGTCCTCGAACTGTGCGATCGTCGGGGTGGTCCCCTCCGTGTACTCGATGTCCGCCTCGACCGCGTCGCCCGGGCGCTGCCCGCCTGCGGTGTCGACGGCTCGCAACATCTGGTCGGCCTGACCGCGGATGTCCTGCCACGAGACGATGCGTTGGAACATGAGCCGATACCGGTTGGCGCCCATCCGCGCCCACACGTCCGCCAGGCCCGGCTCGACGGCCTGCCCCTGCCGCCAGTCGGTCGCCCTGGTGATGACCCCCGGATAGGCGGCGAGCGCAGCCCAGTCGACCACCTGGGTCCAGGGGTACACCTCGGGCAGGTCGACGGTCACCTGCAACCCTTCGATCGAGTCGGTCGCGTGCTCGTCGCTCAACCGTCAGGGTAGGTGCCAGCCCTGACCAGCTCGGGGATGATCAGGCGGCCTCGTAGACAGCGGACATATGCACCGTGTCCGGCGAGGCGAGCGCCAGCCCGAACCCGGCGACGCCGAGCTGCTGGTCCGACGTGTTGACGATCGCCATCGTCGTCGTCGTCAACAGCATCGTCCACCCGTAGTAGCGGATGCCCGCCGAGGAGTCGTTGATGCGCCCACCGAACAACGGCAGGTTCACGCCGACCGCGGTGTTCTTCGCTGCCGACGGCAGTCCCAGTGTGACGACGTTGGCGGCGACCGAGGCGCCACCGGTCATCGTCACGAACGCCGACACCATGATCAGGCCGCCCACCTGGAACCAGCGGCACGACGTCGCCGTCGACGTGAGCGCAGCCGACTGGGTGAGCGTCGGCGTGTACGTCGTCCACGCCGTCTGGTCGGTCGGGAACATCGCCTTGAAGTTGTCCCGCACATCCTGGTTCATCTGCGCGGCGGTGAGCACATCGCCCGACACCCACGTCCGAGGAGACACCCACGCCATCAGTCGACCCCGTTCCGTTGGTTCTCGACGCGGAGCTGCGGCACTGACTCATGCGGGAACCAGTTGCGGTTCGGCTCGCGCGGCCGCCGGGCGAGCACATCCTCGATGTCGTCGCGGTCGTCGGGCCACACCACGTCAAGCTCCTGACCGCCGACCTCGGCGTTGCCGCACTCGTCGCACCAGAACCCGACACCCTCGTACGCCATGCGCGCGTTGCCGCACCCGAACGGACAGTCGATCACCCAGCGGCCGTGGTTGGCGTAGGCGACAGCCTTCGGCCCGCCCAACACCCGACCCGGTACACGCACCAGCCCGCGCTTGGCCGCTTCGGCGTCGAGGGCGAGCATCTCGCCGAGCTCCCCGGTGCGTAGCCGGCCCATCAGAAGCTCAGCCGGTTCACGTTGAGCTTCCCCTGCGTCGTGCTGTTGAGGACGAGCGACTGCCAGCCGGACGTCGGCGACAGCAGCCACGTCGTCGTCCAATCCCCGTCGCAGGTGATCGAGTGGCGGATGCCTTCGATGAAGCAGTCCTGGGTGATCGTCGCGCCGACCTTCTGCGGGAGGCGTTGCGCCGTGATCCGCTCCCCGATCTTGCGGCCGAGCACCTGGGGGAACAGCGACGACGGGCGGGCCCGCGGGCGAATCTCGAACGGCTCGACCCGCAACGACGGGTCCTTGTACCGGGACAGCCGGTAGGTGACGAGGTCGCGGACCTGGATGTCGTCCTCGAGCTGGAGGCCGTCGACCGTCGACGTGATCTCGTAGTAGTCGGCGATCGACGTCGCATCCGACGCGGTCACGGTGGCGCCGCCGGTGCGTTTCGCTGTGATCGAGTTGGTCATCAGCCGCTCGGACCAGTCGTACTCCAGGCTGCGGTACGGCAGCCCGCCGGTGTCGTTGAACGTCGCGTTGGTGACGGTGGCTGTCACGTCCGTCGACCGCCAGGTGCGGGCCCGGAACACGAGCTTGCCGGCGCCATCGAAGTAGAGCTGCCCTTGCTCGGACGACTCGATGTCTTGGAGGAACGGGAACACTGGCGAGCCGCCACCGAAGTCGGCGTACGTCAACGTCGAGCCGCCGACGGCGATGTCCCGGTCAGCGGCGGGCCAGCCGACGATGTCGAGCACGTCACCGACCCGCGCCCCGGCGGTGTCGCCGATGGCGGGGGCGTGTCCCCAGTTGTAGTGGTCGACGGCGTCTGCCGGGTCGACGGTGAACCCGCGGTAGAGAGCCCACTCGTCGATGGTGATGCCGTCGCCGTCGCCGAAGGAGGAGAACGCAGCCGTGGGCCACCTCGACGTCCCGGTCACGACCTGGGACGTGTAGGACTGGACGCCGTCGACGTAGATCTGTGGGGCTGAGATGCCGTTGATGAACGTGACGGCCACGTGGTGGGGTTGGCTGTCGCCGATGTCGATGTTGCTGTTGGACAGACAGCTATTGCCGAAGTCGGAGAGGACGACCTGCACGACGCCACCGACGACGTCGATGACGCAGTAGCGCGACCCGAAGAAGTCGATGTACCGCTGATCGAACAACGACGACGAGACAGCCCCGTCGTCGACCTGCACCCAGCACTCGACCGAGCAGGGGAAGTCCGCGATCGGGGGAGCGATCACCGTCGCGATGCCGTCGAACGCGATGGCACCGTCGTCCGACCCGACGAGCAGACCCGACGTCGCCCCGAACGTCGCCCCATTGGTGTAGGTGCCGTGGTTGCCGTTGCCCGTCGAGTCGTAGGCGATGGTGCCTTCCGTCTCGCCCAGCCGATACCAGACGTCAGGCCCGAACGCCTGGTTCGCGTACTGGTACGAGTAGAACGACTCGGGGAGCCGCATCCGCGACAGGACCTTCGTGCCGTCGGTGGCTTGCAGCGCGACCTCGGCGTAGGTGTTGCCCAGGTCGTAGGTTTGCGGCCAGCCGTCGACGAACCCCGACCACTCATCGAACGTGGTGCCGCTGTACGCGACCCGCAGCCTGATCCGCCGCATCGGCTTGAGGTTCCCGTAGTACGGGCCGGACACATGGTCGGGGTCGAAGCGACGGTCCGAGTTCTTCAACACGAACGTCGCCGTGCCGGCGGTGAACGTGTCGACCTCGGTGTCGCGCCCGGTGCCGGTATCTATGCTCACCACATACGCGGAGATGTCCGTCCACGTCGTCGCCGCCACCGACACCGAAGGCGCGGAAGCGAACCCGACCTCGACGGTGATGGTCACCCCGTCGAACCAGGTGACGCTCACAGCGTGTGCACCGGGACGACACCGTTGCGCCGCTCGTACCGCTTCAACGCTTGGACGACGTCCTGACCGTCAGACCCGGGCGGCATGTGGATCGTGATGTACGTGTTGCCACCCGACTGGCGCGACGCGCCCTTGTTCTCAGCGGCGAAGGTGCTGCTCGGAGCGGCGACAGATGGAGCCGAGGGCTTCGCCGTCGCCGGGTTGTACGGCGTACCACCCGGACCGGTCGGGGCGTGGACCCCTGACGCGTCAGCGAAGTAGCCGAAGTCCGAGGGCACCTGGTAGAGCCCGCCCGGGCCGAACAACTGTTGGAGCTGCGCGGCGGCGTCGATGACGAGCCCGCCGACCATCGACTTCGGCGGGGTGGGTGGCATCCCCGCGAACGGCCCGGTGTCACCCACCACATACTGAGCGCCGGGCGGTGTCACGGTGATGCCAGCGAAGTCGGACCCCCGCCCGAACATCGAGTCGAGGACACCGAAGCCGGTGCGGTAGAAGTCGGAACCAGGCCCGAAGATGCCCCCCAACGTCTGACCGACGTACTGGCCGCCCGTGATCATGTACGTAGCGAAGTCGGTGCCCACCCCGAACAGCTTGCGGAGCGGATCGTCGGACTGGCTGGCCTTGTCGTAGATGTTGGAGCCCGGCCCGAACAGGTCCGACAACAGCATCCCCGGATACGGCTGCTGCCCCTCGCGCGTCGCCGGGGCGCCACCGACCAGCCCGCCGCCAGCGAACTTCCCCTCCAGCTTCATCTGCCGCGTCTCAGCCGCCGTATGAACATACGACCCGTCCGGCAGCTCGACGATCTCCTCGCCTTCCTCACCGACGAGCACCCACCCCGACTTGAACCCGCCCATCGCCCCGGTGTCCTCGGTGCCGTGCACATTCACGCCACCCACCGCGTTGACGTGGACGGTCTTGTCCTTGATCTGCGCCATCTTGTCGATGATCCCCTGCAACTTGATCGCCGCTTCGGCGGTCTGCACATCGACGTCGGTGTTCTTCGCCTTCGGGATCGCGTCGAGCTTCGCGATGTGCGCATCGATCGCCGGGGCAAGCTCCGGGAACTTCTGCTTCAACAGCTCAAGCGCGGCGCGTTGCGCGGCGATCTTCTCCTCCGTGCCGAACGTCGCCCCGGCCGCCGTCGCCTGATCCCCGGCGTAGATGACGGCCTGCGCCGCCGCCTTCGACAAGGCATCCTCCAGCCCGCGTGACGCCCCCTCCAGATCCTTCGACGTGGCCGTCGAGTCGCCCTGCGTCGTCTGAAACTTGAGCAGCGCATCGTCGACATCATCGACGGCCCGGTTGTACCCGACCTCCGAATCGATCGATGCCAGCATCGCGTCCTGTTGTCGTTGCAACAGTGCGAGCGTGTCGTCGCGTAGCTGGTTCAGCGCGTCGAGCGCCTTGCCCGTTTCCTCGATGGCGGTCTTCTCGGCCTCAGCCGCCTTCGCGGCTTCGCCCTGTTTCGCGGCGTACTCCGCGGCCGACTTCGCGGCGTACTCGTTGCCATAGTTCGTCTCTTTCAGGCGGGCCAGCAACAGTTCGGCTTGCGCGTTCTGCTCCTTCGTCGCGGCAGCCTGCTTCTTCTGTGCCTCCTCCGCCATGTACGTCCCGCCGGTGAACAGGCCGAGCGCGTTCTTGACGCTGTCCCAGAATCCGGGCGAGTCCTTGATCTGGTTGTTGGCGATGCCCGTCCCCCGCGCCAGGGACACCATCCCATCAGCCGCCGCGATCAACGCCGGGATGAGGTCGTCGCCGAGCTCGAGCGCCGCTTCGTTGAATGAGTCGGTCAGCTCATCCATCTTGTCGCGCAGCTCTTCGGCTTTGGCGATGTTCTCCGGGTTCATCACCTTGATATCGGCGACCTTGGTGAGACGTTCGCCCAACGTGTCGACGTTGACGATCAGCGGCGCGAGACCCTGCCAGCCTCGCCCGAAGACCTCGGCGCCGACCGCCGCCTGTTTCGCGGCGTCGTCGATCCCGCCGATGTAGCGCAACAGGTTGATGAAGTTCTCACTCGTCGTGCCCGCCACCAACCCGAAGTTGGCCAGGTCGATCTTGCCGGACCCGAGGTTCTTGTTCATGCGGCCGATCGCGCCTTCGGCCATGTCGGCGTTGACGCCGAGGTCGCCGGTCAACTCGATCCACCGGGATGCCGTCTCCGTGTCGGTGCCTGCCGCCGTCGCGAACGCCTGCGCTTTGAGCGCCAGCTCCCCGAAGTTCTGCGCGGCGATGACCGCCGCCCCACCGACCAGACCGATCACAGCGGCGGCCGGTGTCGCGGTCCCTACCAGGCCGCCCGCATCACCGCCGAACTTGCCGGCCAGGAACCCGACCGACGCGCCCAACTGGTCGGTGTGCTCCTTCGCCCCGGCCGCCGAGGTAGCCAGATTGTCAAGACCCGACGTGTCCGCTGTCGGCGTGATCTCGGGGGACATCCCATCCAGCTCTTCGGCGGTGTCCTTGATGTCTTCGAGCACGTCGATGGCCGAGTCGTCCACCTCGGGCACAATCTCCGGGGCGAGCTGATCGAGCGCGTCGGCGACGTCGCGCACCCCATCGAGAACGTCGGTGGCCGAGTCATCAGCCTCAGCCTCAACCGTTGCGGTTGTCCCGTCGAGCGACGCGACGCTGTCCTCGACTTCGGTGAGCACGGCGCTGGCCGCATCGTCAGCTTCGGCGTCGACGGTGGCCGTCTCCCCGTCGAGCCCTTCGACGTTGCCCTGCACCTCGTCGAGCGTCGCCGTCGCCTGATCGTCGGCTTCGGTCCCTACAGTCGCCGTCGTCCCGTCGAGGTCCTCGACCTTGTCCTTGTTCTCATCGAGGACTGCGGTCGCGTTGTCATCAGCATCGACCCCGACACTGGCATGGGACCCGTCGAGCGACTTGGCGGCCTGCTCGACCTTCTCCAGCTCGTGTTCGGCCTTCTTCCCATCGGCCGTGATCTCGATGTCGACCTTGACCTTGTCGGAGAACCCGGCCACGTCAGTACACCTTTCTCACGGCTCGCACGACTTCCTCATGGACCAGCCCAGCAACCTCGGGTTTCGCTGCTGCCGTCCCCCTCGACCATGCACCCCGCGCCGGGACCGCGCCACGCGTGTACGAGCCGACCGTCCCCCGCTTCCGCCGCTTCGACCCGCGACGCTTCGGCGACTTCCACGACGTACCCGACTTGTACGAGCCGAGCTCCAGCAGCGCGGCGAGCGCCGGCGGGGCCGGTTTCAGCACGGCATGACCGTTGCCGATCAGGTCGAACCGTGCCTTGACCGTGCCAGCGCCCTTGCGTTTGCCTCGCCCATAGTTGGACAGGCCGGTCGGGTCGATCGCCTTCGTCGTGATCGCCTTCGCCTGGGTTGCCACTCTCGTCGTGATGCCGCGCAGGTGCGTCCCCTCGAACTCGTCGAGGAGCTTGGCGAGTTTCGACGTGAGGTCAACCGACACTCGGGCTACGCAGTCGGGTAGGTGACGCCAGTCTGGCTGGCGTTCGTGAACTCGCACGTCATCGCTGACGGCTCACCGACCTGAGCGTCGACCATGCCGTAGTTGAACAGCAGCGCCGAGATGAGATAGGCGGGGTTCGTCGCAGTGCGACCACCCGACGTCGGCCGGATCTCGACGTTGACTGGTGTCGAGGAGCCGATGAGCGGTTGGAGGGTGGCGTGCACCTTGCCGGCGGCGAAGTCCTGGAGGAACGTCACCGACACCGACGCGTCGCCGAGACCCTTGGCGTAGGCGACGCTTGTGGCGCCCATGCATGTGATGTCCTTCTTCGCCCGGTTGTCGTCGGTGGTCACCTTCGTCACGTGGTCGGACAAGGTGACCCCGTTGACGATGATGTGAACATCGGTTGCGATTGAGATAGCCACGGCCTACTCCTTGGTTGACTTCTTGGCGGCTGGTTTGGGCTCGGGCGCGACACGGCGAATGTGGTAGCGGAGCTGGTCCTCGCGGTTGAGGGGAAGGGCCGCCTCGAACCGTTCACCGGGGAGAGCGACCCGCGTCGTGAGTGACGCTGGCACCTCGATCAGGTTGACCTCGATCGCCGATCCGCCGACCACCTGATACCAGTCGGGGAGCAGCGCGATGAGGCCCTTGTCGAGCGCTTCCCATTCCTCGTCGCCGTCAGCGAAGGCGTGCTCGAACTCGTCGTCCTGCTCGTAGGCGCCGTGCTCGAAGTGGATGGTGACCGGGGCGAGCACCCGGTAGCGGCGCTTCGCCGGTTCGACTTTCATGGCTTCTCCTCATCGGGTGGGACGACGGGGATGATGACCGCACCGACGACGGCATCCCCGTCCGTGTCGATGTCGACGTTGACGAGCTGAAGCTCGACCGTGACCGCTTCACCTACGGCAGCGCGGATGGTGCACGCCTGTACGTGGTGGGAGATGTCGACCCCGTCGACGGTGAGGTTGCAGCTGTGGCCTACCGGTCCGCCGTGAAGGGCGACGTGCATCGTCTCGGTCTTCATCACGGCCCCTGGAGGTTGAGCACGGCGCACGTCACCGACGTAATGAAGCTATGAGCGACGGTGCACAGGCCGGTGGTGGGGTCGGCGAAGAACTGCGGGTTGAATGGGCCGATCATCTTGTCGCCCGTCGTGATCGGCACCGTCACGGTGACATCGGCGATGGTGAGCCCGGTCGGGTCGCCAGCCGAGACGGTGAACGTGGCGATGTCCTGGGTGCCGCCCGCGTTCTTGATGTGCAGGAACACGTTGGGGCCGGGCACGAACGTGTCCGACGCGGCCACGGCCCCGTACGTCGGCGTGATCGCCGTCCGGGAGATGGTCTGGGTGGTGAGTAGGGCCATGTGGTCAGCCTCCTGTGAGATGGGTCTGGAGTTCGAGCTCGCCGAGCGCGAAGAACGTCCCTGACCCGGCCGGGTATTCGACGGCGGTGGCGTAGCGGGTGCCGCCGAACCGGAACGAATCAACGACCCCGCCGAGAGTCCGGTCGGGTGGGGCGCCGGGGGCGAGAGCGTTGGCGAGCGATTCGGGCTGGCCGGCGCCGACTGACAGCCACCGCATGATCTGCTCCTGCCCGGCCCGGTCGTTGGAGCCGGCGAGGAGCAGGAGGACGACGTTGACTTGGACGGTGCCCTGGCGCATCGCTTGTTCCATCGTGACGTACGTGTCGGGGTCGCCGACGACGACGATGCACGGCGGGGAAAGCCCATCCCGGTACGACGGGTAGACACGAGTCCCCGGCTGCGAGGCGGTGATGATGTCGCACACCGCCTGGTGGACGGCGTACAGGTCGACGGCCATCAGGCGACCAGGTAATGCTGGGAGCCGCCACCGTATGGCAGCAGCAGGGAACGGGCGTGAGCGGCGACCGCGGAGCGGACGGTGACCGGGCCGAACTCGTTGAACCCGATCGTCCCTGAGCGGACGTCCTTGTAGTGGAACAGGTCGGCGACGATCATCAACGTCGCCTCCTTCACCGCGTCGGGCACGGCGATCCAACCCCACCGGCCGATGATCTTGACGGCGAGATGCTTCATCCACCAGCCGAAGCTGCGGGACGAGTCGACCAGCTCGAGCGCGGTGACCGGCCAGCCTGGTTGGCCGTCCTGCCCGATGCCGTTGAGTGGGTGGGTGATGTAGGACGTCGCGGGGAGCACGACGAACGTGGTGCCGTCGTCGGCGTCGTTCAGGGAGATGACCGTGTCGGCGTCCACGATGAGGTCATCGATGGGGCACCAGTCCGACGAGATGGGCCTGTAGAGCCGTGTGGACGTCGGGTCGGGGGAGACAGGGTCGCGCCAGAACCGTCGCCGGCAGAGGCCGTCTACAGCCCGGCATGCCGGCACGATCTTCGACGTCAGGATGGCGTCGTCGTTCGTGTCGGACGCGGCGAGACCGAGGTGGGCTTTCACCTCGTCGCGCGTCACGTACGTCGTCACAGCCGCCATCAGACCGCCGTCGTCACGTCGTAGTTCTCGGTGTGGACGGCAGCGACCTTCGGGTCGTCGGGGGGCAGGAGGTCACCGACGCGGACGAGGACGTTGCCCGCCCAGTAGGAGACCTTCGCCCGCTTCACGGTCGCCTTGGTGGTCACTTGGTCGACTTCTTGCTGGGGGCGTCCTCGAACGCGATCGCGACGAAGAACGGCTCCACCGCGTTGGGGTGGCCGACCGGGAGCAGCGTGTCCTTGGCGATGAACTGGTCACCGAACCAGACAGGCTCGACGCACTTCATCATCTGCATGGGTGCCTCCTCAGGCGGTGTTCAGGACGACGACGTCCTCGAAGAACTGTTGGTGGGTGGCCGGGGTGTAGAGGGCGTTCAGCGAGCCGACGATGGTGCCCACCGGGACGAACGTGTCGCCGTTGAAGTGGGCCTGCTTGCAGCGCTTCACGGTCGTGTCAGCCATAGGTTCAACCTCCTGGGATGCGGCGGAGCCAACCGCCGGGATGCTGGGTGGGGGATGGGTCGGGGTCCGGGCGGAACTCGGGATGGTCGGGCAGCCACCGGGCCAATGCCAGGTGCGGGCCGTTGGTCTCCATGCCGGCGAGGTCGGCCATGATCGTGTCCTCCACGATCAGGTAGTCGGCCATCGGCGCGTACACGTCGAGCTCGGCGGCGACCTGATGCTGGTCATGGTCGCCGTCGAGCAGGATGAGCCCGCGTTCGCCGCGGGTCAGCCCTTCGACCCGGTCGATGGTGGCCGGATGGGTGGAGCTGGCCTCAATGCAGAGCAGGTTCTCGTGATCGACGGTCGCCGGCTTCGGGTCGATCGAGATGACGAGCCCGCCGTGCATGTGGTCGGCGAGGAACAGGGCGGTGCCGCCGTGGGCCCGGCCGACCTCGATCACGAACGGGGGTAGCAGCTCGCTCATCACCGCGGCGTAGTGGGTCATATCCGCCGCGAACTGCTGGCAGATCACCCCGCGGTAGGACGGCCAGCGGCGACCCGGCTCGGTCCAGGCGGCGGTGTTCAACGTCAGCCGCGCCATGCGCCCACCGCCTCCAGCAGCTCTTCCAGGCGCGAAACGCGAAAGCCCAGGTGGCGATGCTTACGCGTCAAACGCGTAAGCATCGTGACCTGGGGAAACGCGAAACGGGCTCTTCCGGTCATTCGGACCACCCGCACACCTGCTCGTAGGCGTCGCGCCAGCGCTGCCAGTTCGCCTGGATCGTCCACCCGGCCGCCACCTTCCGCCCCGCCTCGCCCATCTCCTTGCGCAGCACGTCATCGTGGACGAGGTCGTTGAGACGGGCAGACCACTCGGCCTCATTGCGCACGAGGAACCCGGTGACACCGTCGACGACAAGGTCCCGGTAGGACGGCTGATCGGCAGCAACGACAGGGATGCCCAACGCCATCGCCTCCAATGCCTTCAGATGCGACTTGCACCGGTTGAACGGCGTGTCCTCCAACGGGCACAGCGCGATGTCGAAGTCGATCGCCTGGAAGTAGTCCCACACGTCGTGCTGCCACGGCGTATACCGGCACGGGCGGCGCAGCAGCGGCGCGTACGTGATCCCCACGAAGTGCATATCGACGTCGGGGTTAGCGGCGAGAATGTCGGCGAGCGGATCGGCGGCAGTCACCCAGTCAGCCAGATGCGACATTCCGCCCGCCCACCCGATCGTCAACCGCTCCCGGCGGCGGCGCTCCAACGTGAGGAGGTCACCGTGGATGCAGTTCGGGATCACCGCGACGTTCGGGTTGTAGTGGCGCATCACCTCGGCCAGCGGTTCGGTGGACACGGTGACCATGTCGGCCATCGCGACGCACTGGCGGGCCGTGGCCTGCACCTCGGGGGCGTGGAGATGAGCGAGACCTGACGACGGGTCCGGGTCAAAGATGTTGTCGTCGGTCTCGTAGACCAGCTTCGTCTTGCCTTCCCAGTGCTTCCACAGGTCTAAGCCGGGACCCATGAACCGCTGCCCGACGATGGCGTCGACCTGGGGGAGGTCATCGTCGTTGACGACTGGATGCTGGCCCTGTTGGGGGAGCATGACCCGATGCGGCGTCGCGCGGGCGAGCAGCTTGTACGGCAGGTAGAACCGGTAGTAGCCGGACCCGTCGGCGTCGTGCGGGTAGCCGAGGATCGACAGCGGCCGGTTCGGTGCCCGGTCCGGTTGGATGGCCGGGTCGAGCAGCGCCTTCTCGTCGGGCAGGTCCCAGCCGACCGGCTTGCGGGCCCGGGCGATGACACCAGGCGAGTCGGGGTCGGGGTCGTCGATGACGAGCTCGACGGTGAGGCCGAGCGCGGCGAGGATGCCGCGCATCTGCTCCTGGGTGTAGCGCCAGTAGTCGTCGGGGAACGCGTGGTAGGGGAACCCCGGCGAGCGTGTCGTGACGACGAGCAGGCCACCCTCAGCCAAGACGAACGTCATGTTCGCGAGGACGCGCCGCCAGTTGGCGGCGTGCTCCAACATCTCGGTCGAGATGATCACGTCGAACGCCTGCTCACCGAACGTCGCCGCCAGCTCGCCAGCGTCGAGCACCCGGTCGACGCCTTTGCCTGGGCCGCCGTCGATGCCGAGGTACGACACGGGACCGTACGCCTCGATGATGGGGCGTACGGTCCCGTTGACGTCAGCGGAGCCGACCTCCAGGACGCGGCGGCCCTGCACGTCGCCGGCTGTGAGGAGGTCGACTCCGCGGAAGGTGTCGAGGATCGAGGGATGCACGCGGGCTACTTCTTCTCGTCGCCCTTGTCAGCGAACTTCGACGGCGGAGGCTCGGCCTTCTGCTCGGCCTTGTGCTCGGCCTTGTGCTCGGCCTTCGCTTCGGCGGCTCGCTCATCGCTGGCAGCGACGGCGGCGGCGACATTGGGGTCATCCTTCGGGTCGGCGTAGCCCGGCTGATCCTCGGGCTTGGGCACGACAGGCTCGGGCGGAGTGTCCTTCGGCGGCGCCTCCGTGTTGGTGTCGAGAGCAGGGTCGGCGTAGCCCGGCTGGTCTTCGGGCGCGGGCACTTCGACAGCGGTCGGATCGTCGGGCAGGTTGCGCGGGTCGCTGTACTGGCTCATGTGATGGCGGTTCCTTCGCTCTAGTTGGGGTGGTTTCGTTCGTGGCGGTGCGCCGGGAGGGGGAGCAACCCGGCGCACCGCCACGACTGGTTACTGGATCTTGAGGACCCGGATCGCCGTGGACACAGCGACCTTTGAGGACACCCGCCAGAAGGCGTACCAGCCGGCTTCGCCGGTCGGCAGGTTCGCTGTCGCGGCAGCGGTGACCATCGGGTTGTAGATGATCGACATGCCGATCCGGTCGACGATGATGAACTGCGACATGTCGCCGAACACCAGCACCGCCGAACCCGACGCCGTCGCTGTGGACATCGACGTCGACTCGTAGATCGGCTTGCCGAGCAGCCGCTCCGGCGTGTCCTCACCGAGATTCGCCCAGAACGACGAACCGCCGGCCGTGTCGAACTGCCGGGTCTTGTTGATGTAGTTCAGGGACGACAGCCACGCCGCGCTGCCCCGCCGCCAACGGGCGGGAAGGTTCTGCTGGGTGGCGTAGACATCGCCCACCGCGTAGGCGGTAGCCGCCGCGGTCTGTCCCGTCGTGCCGCCAGTGACGACACCCTGAGGCAGAACGCCGGTACCGGCACCCGTCGCGAACGCCGACTCCTCGAGCCGGTCCTTCGCGTCGCCGAACAGGCTGGGGAGCTGCGCGCCGAGGTCGCTGTCTTCCAGCGATTCGTACGAGCCGAACACCCAGGCGAGCGCCCGCTGCGGGGTGATCTGGATCTGGCCGACGGTCGGGGACTGGTCGGTCGCCGCCCCGCCTTCCGAACCGAACGCAGCGTTCACACCGGCCGATGACACACCGTTCCACGTGGGGCCGGCGGTCTGCTCGACACGCGACACCTGCCGGTACGGGTTCACGCTCCCCGAGTTCGACAAGATGATCGTCGGGTCGAGCACGAACGGCAGCATGTAGCCGAGGCTGGCAGTGCCGGTCGTGGTGGCCCGTTCGGCCATCGAGTTGCCCATCGGGTCGGCCAGGTAGGCGCGGAACCCCTCGTAGTATTCCATCGAGCCGGTCAGCAGAATGTGCCGGGCGGCTTCCTTCGACTTGTACGACTGATGCACCGTGCGGGTCGCGGCCTCGGCGGCGTCGTCGGGGAAGTCGCACCACTGGGCCCGCGCGATGAACTCGATCGCGTCGAGCGCACGCGATTCCATCTCCGCGCCGGGGAGGGTCCGCGTGCGGACGGCCTGCATGTTGTCGAACGGGTCGCGCTTGTTCCGGTAGGTCTGCGTGAACCCGGCGGGCCGGTACGGGTTGGCGGACTGCGGGACGCTGTCGCCATCCTCGGTCGACCCCTCGACGGTCGCGTTCGTCGAGATGAGGTTCAGCTTGACGGCGCGCTCCATGAGCGGAACACGTCGCGCTTCGAGGGCGTCGTACTCGGCGAGCAGAGTGTCGACCAGATCGCCGTCGCGTTCGCTGTCGGCGTCGGGGTCAACCTCCATCCGCTTGAGTTCGGCCTTGATCACTCCCTGGCGGTCCAGGACTTCTTTGAGCTGCATTGTGCCTCCGGGCAGCCGGAGGACGTTTCGACGTCCCCCGGTTAGAGACCGATCTGCCGCTTGTGCATCTCCCTCGCGATGCGAGTCGCGAGAGCTGCATGGCGGACAGCTCGGTCTTCGTCTGACCGGTCCGAGTGCCCTGTTTCGGGCGGGTCGCCGGGGGCGGGCTCCTCATCGGAGGAGGTGCCGATGTCACTGGACGAGTCATCCGTGTCGGGAGTGTCCAGCGAGGCTTGGTACGACCGGACGCCCATGACGGCGGTCGTGTCGTAAGCGGGGAACGGGGTGGGGCCGTACTCGCGCAGGCCCAACTCGAGGCGGCGTACCGTGATCAGCTTGCCGCCGGGGCCTGGCTTGTAGCCGAGCCGTCCAGGCTCCGGGTCGGAACGGATAACCCGGCCGGTGAACGAGTGGCCGGTGATCGCCCCCGAGTTGATCAGCTCCAGGAGCTCATCGCCGAGCGGCGTGGCGGCGTAGCGGGTGACGGTGATCAGCCCGGCCGGGTCGGTGCGGATCGACAGCGGCGTCCCGATCGGGCGGCTCCCCAAGTCTGACGGGGTGCCGTGAATGTTCATGCCGTGGTTGTAGAAGACGCCGACCTTCCACGTGGACCGGCGGCCCTGAGGGCGGAGCAGGTCCAGGGTGCGGTCGAACGCGGTGCGGCCGATCGTCTCGATGTAGCGGCCCTGGCCGTCCATGATCTGTGTCTCGACGTCGAACGGCGCGGTCAACGCCTCGACGGTGCGGCCGTCGCCGTAGGTGGCGTCCTGGGATCGGGTGAGGATGCGAATGTCCTCGACGGGGAAGGCTCGCACGTACTCGAACATCGACCGGGCGCTCGGGGCGGCAGGCTCGTCTGCCGTGTCTTCCTGGCCGACATCAGTCTCGATGTCGGTCACTGCTTTGCCTCCTTGGCCATCGG